ATCATAGGTAGAGAAGTTGATATAATAGGTGATGGTTCAGGAGCAAAAGTTGTTGTAGATACTGATAGTAATGGTAAAATAATAAAAACAAACGTATCATCGGGTGGACAAGGTTATACTTATGGTATGGTTGACTTAGGACCACTAGGTAATTCAGGTGTATCTGTAGGAAACCAAGCAAAATTAATTCCTATCATACCACCATCAAGAGGTCATGGATTTGATTTGTATAAAGAATTAGGCACTGATAAACTTTTAATTTATGCAAGATTCGACGATTCAACAAAAGATTTCCCTACTGATACAAAATTTGCTCAAATAAGTATTATTAAAAATCCAACATCAATTGGATCAACTACAATATATACTGCTAATGATTTCTCATCTGTAAATGCTGTTAAAGTCATTTCTCCAACTGGAACTCCTACAATTGGTGAAAAAATACAGCAAACTGTAACTGGTGGAACAGCAGAGGGTTATATAGTATCATATGATACTGATACAAACGTAATCAAATATTATCAGGATAGATCTTTATACTTTAATCAAACAACCTCTGATCAAACAGATTTTGTAGGAGTTACAACTGAGGCAAAAGTACTACAATTTGAATCATCAGCAGAAAGTATAATTGCACCAACAAGTGGATTTACAGCAACTGTAGATCAAAACTTTACAGGTATCAGTACAAATCCTACTGGTAATAAAGTTATTTCGTTAGGAGTAAACTTTACAAATGGTCTTGCTTCACCTGAGATAAATAAAAAGTCGGGTGAAATAATTTATTTGGATAATAGACCATTAATCACTAGAAACTCTAGACAAAAGGAAGACATTAAAATCATCTTGGAATTTTAAAAAATGCCACAAAAAACGAATTTAAATATAAGTCCTTATTACGATGATTTTAATAAGGAAGATAAATTTTACAGAGTCCTATTCAAACCAGGATTTCCTGTACAAGCAAGAGAATTAACAACTCTACAATCCTCCTTACAGAATCAGATTGAATCATTTGGTAGTCACATCTTTAAAGATGGGTCTATGGTGATACCTGGTAACATAAATTACGACTCACAATACCATTCAGTCAGAATATTAGATTCTCATCTTGGAATTCCAGTTACTTTATACTTAGAACAATTAGTAGGATTAAGATTAAGAGGAGAGACATCAGGTATAGTATTAACAATTGATAGTTTTGAACTTGCAGGAATCAATACTGAAATTAACGATCTAACAATATATGTACAATATTTGCAATCAGGGGAAAATAATGAAATTTCAAATTTAATAGATGGAGAGAAATTAATAGTTGAAGAATCATTTGTTTATGGAAATACTGCAATTAATGAAGGTGAAACTGTATTAACATTAGTGGATAGCAATGCTTCTGCTATTGGATCTGCGGTTGGTATATCTTCTGGAACATATTTTATTAGAGGAACTTTTGTAGATGTATCTACAGATAAAATTGTTTTAGATCCATATTCAAACTTACCATCCTATAGGGTTGGTTTAAATATAGACGAACAATTAGTTACTGCAAAAGAAGAAGATTCACTTTACGATAACGCAAGAGGATTTTCAAACTTTGCTGCACCTGGTGCTGACAGATTAAAGATTACCACAACTTTAGCAAAGAAAAGTCTAACAGACTTTAATGATACGAACTTTATCGAATTAATAAGATTAGATGAAGGTGAAATTAAAAAGATTGTCAAGAGTTCAGATTATTCTTTAATTAGAGATTATTTTGCCAAGAGAACATTTGATGAATCTGGAAATTACTCAGTTCAACCCTTTGATGTTCAAGTTTTCAATTCATTAAATGATGGTATATCAAATGAAGGTATTTTTAGATCAAATGAGGTAACTGATCAACAAAATACTCCATCAGATGACTTAATGTGCGTAAAAGTATCTGCTGGAAAGGCATATGTAAAGGGTTATGATATTAATCTTGGTGGTTCTACAATATTAGATGTTGATAAACCAAGAGATAAACAAACAGTCAATTCAGCTTTAGTTCCATATCAAATGGGAACTATTTTGAGAGTTAATAATGCTTTTGGTGTACCTGCACCTAATATTAATGATGATAGTAAGTTTGTAGAATTATATAATCAGAGGACTGGTTCAAATACTGCTGGAACAGGTGAATTAGTTGGTCAAGCAAGATGTTATTCATTTGCAGTTTCAGATGCTTCTTACACTAATGATTCAACTCAGTGGGATTTACATTTGTTTGATGTTCAAACATTTACTCGTTTAGAACTTAACCAAGCTGTAAGTAATGCTGAACTTCCTGATACATCATTTGTAAGAGGATTAAGTAGTGGTGCGACTGGATATGCGATAGCAGCAGGTGGTGCAAGTACAATTGTTAAATTAACTCAAGTTACTGGTGTATTTGTTGAAGGTGAACAGATAATTATAAATGAAGATTCAGAAATATCAAGATCAACAAAAACTGTCAGAACTTTTGGAATACAGGATATTAAATCAGTTTATCAAGATGCATCTTCTCTATCGGGATATGCCTCTGATTTTGTTGCAGATACTATCCTACAAAGAAGAGTTCCAACTGGTTTTAGTATTGTAGATAAATTAAATATCGGAACCACTGGTGTTGCTACATGTGCTGGTAGAAGTTTCACAGGTATTAAAACAGATACGATTGTAAGATATCAATTACCAGATGAAGCAGTAGAAAGATTTAACAGAGTTACAAGTGTATCTACAGATGGACTTTCAATAACTCTAGGATCTGTTGCTACAATAGCAGGTGTGTGTAATGGTAATGTTCCAACCACATTAACAACCACAACTTTTGCATTTGGTGTACCTAACATAAATCTAAATGAAACTAAAGGATTGTACGCAGAGTTAGGCAATCAAAACGTATCTGATATTGATTTATCAACTGCTAATTTAACTGTTGGAACAAATATAACAGGAGAAAGCACAGATGGATCTGGTATTTTAACGTTTGATTTAGCTGCCAGTGGTATTTCAAGTGCATTTTATGAAGGTTTTGATGCTGAAAGATATTCTATTCATTATTCAAATGGAACAATTGAAGATTTAACATCAGATCAATTTGTTTTAGGTGCAGATGGTCAGTCTGTTACTATTAATGGATTATTAGCTAGTCAGACAAATGTTGTTGTGTCAACAACTCTCAAAAAACAATCTTTAAAAAGTAAGCAAAAAAATTATATAAGAAGTGAAAAATTAGAAGTTCTTAAAACTGCCGTTGGTATTAACACATCTTTATCAGGAATGGATAAAGCAACTGGTTATGGTTTAAGAGTAGAAGATAAAGAAATATCATTAAACGTACCTGATGTGGCAAAGATTATTGGTGTATTTGAGTCTATTGATACCGAATCACCAACTCTTGATAGATTAACATTCCCAGATGGTTTAAATTTAAATACAACTGCAATACTTGGTGAAAAAATAATTGGTGATAGTAGTGATGCTGTTGCACAAATTACTGCTTTAATTTCAGTAAATCAAGTTGAGATAGCATATCTTACACCAACTAAATTTACAATTGGTGAAGTTTGTAATTTTGAAGAATCAAATATAACGACAACATTACAATTAATTACAGTTGGAAATAATATTAATATAACAAATAGGTATGAACTTGACAAAGGACAAAGAGAGCAATTCTATGATTATTCTAGACTTGTAAGGAGAACTAATTTCCCACCTGCAACAAGAAAAGTTTTAGTTGTATTTGATAAGTATGTATTACCTAATAATGACACTGGAGATTTTTATTCAGTCGCATCATATGATGAAGAAAGATTTTCAAATGATGTTCCATTATTAAAGGATGGATTAAGAGCAACTGACACTATTGATTTTAGACCAAGAGTTTCTACTTATACTGGTGCAGAGTCACCTTTCGCATTTAAAAATAGAACTTTTGCAAGTAATTTTAATCCATCATTTATTGTAACTCCAAATGAAAGTTCAATTCTAGGATACAATTTTTACTTACCTAGAAATGATAAAGTTATTTTGGATGTTTTAGGAAATTTATCAGTAATTAAAGGTACATCATCAACTGAACCAGTAACTCCACCAACTATTAGTGATTCAATGGAGATTGCAACAATTGAGTTACCTGCTTATCTTTATGATCCTGATGATGCAATTGTAAGAGTTGCTGATAATGTAAGATATACTATGAGAGATATTGGTAGACTTGAAGATAGAATTGAAACTTTAGAGCAAGTAACTTCATTAAGTTTATTAGAACTTGATACAAAAACTTTACAAGTTCAAGATACTGATGGTTTATCAAGATTTAAAACTGGATTTTTTGTTGATGATTTTAAAAACACAGACTTTTTAGACACTGAAGATCCAGATTGTAAAATATCAGTTGATCCTGATAATAGGCAGTTAATTGTTCCTTTAGATTTCTGGTCTATGAAACCAGAATTAGCATTAAATTTATCAACTAATGTTGATACTGCAGATTTTTCCCAAAATCTTGAGTTATTAGATACTAATGTTCAAAAAACTGGTGATCTGATTACATTAGCTTATGAAGAGGTTGACTGGTTAAATCAACCATTAGCATCCAGAGTTGAGAATGTTAACCCATTTAACATGGTTGAATTTATTGGTAATATTGAATTGAAACCATTTTCTGATAGTTGGGTTAGAACTGTGGAAGTTGATGGTGGTGTTGTAAGAGTAACAGGAGGAAGAAGAAGTAGAGTAAGTGGAGTAGGTGGTTTTGTTGGCACACTCGTTGGTGGTGCGATTGGTGCTGCTTTTGGTCCAGTTGGTCTTGTATTAGGTGGTTTATTTGGTGGAAGAAGGAGAAGAAGGAGAGTAAGAACAACAGTTACAACAAGAACTGAAAGAGTATTGACAAGTCAGGAACCTGATACTCATATAAGATCTAGAAACGTTGCATTCAACGCAAGTGGGTTAAGACCAGTTGCTAGATTCTATCCATTCTTTGATAGTGTAAGTGGAATTGATATTGTTCCAAAACTTCTTGAAATTTCAATGACAAATGGAATATTTCAAAAAGGTGAAACAGTTGAAGCATACGATTCTAATGGTGTACGTGTTGCAATATTCAGAATCGCTCAACCAGATCATAAGTTAGGTGATATTAATACTCCTGATGAAACGTTTAATGCGAATCCATACAATACATCCGTATCATTGGGTTCAGTATATTCTGCATCATCAACAGTTTTAAATATAGATGTTTTATCAATGGCAGATGAAGCACAGGGTAGATTTTTTGGATACATTCCAACTTCAGGTGTTACCTTATTGGGTCAAAGCAGTGGTGCACAAGCAGAAGTTGCAGATGTAAGATTAGTTGCAGATACATTTGGAGATCTTTATGGATCATTCTTCTTTAGAGATCCTTTAACAAGTCCACCACCTCCATTAAGGTTTAGAACAGGAACTAGTACATTTGTATTAACATCTAGTTCAGAAAATGCAGAACCATTACCTGGTAGTTTATTAATAAGTTCTGGTGATGCTACTTATCAAACAGAAGGTAGAGTAGATACATTTACATCGACTGTTATTCAAACAATCAGACGAAGAAGACGTAGATGCGATCCACTTGCACAATCATTTACAACTGACGAAAGTGGTGCATTTTTAACTGGAGTTGATTTATTCTTTGGTAGTAAAGATCCAAATGAAAAATTAACAGTTGAAATAAGAACAATGGAGTTGGGTCTTCCAACAAATACACTTGTTCAAGATTATGCTCGTGCTATTGTAAATCCAAGTGATATTAATATATCAAATAATGCTGAAGTAGCAACAACTATCAAATTCCCATCACCAGTATATCTTGAACCTGAACAAGAGTATTGTGTAGTGCTTCTTGCTCCAACAACAAATCTTTATGAAGCATGGATTGCTCAGATGGGTGAAAGAACGGTCAATACTCAAAGTTTACCTGATGCTGAGTCCGTTGTTGTAACTCGTCAATACGTTGGTGGTAGTTTATTTAAATCACAGAATGGTACTATTTGGACACCTAGCCAATTTGAAGATCTTAAATTTAAGTTACGTAAAGCACAATTTTCAACCACAGCTGGTTCTGCTTTCTTCTATAATCCTAAATTAGAAACAAATTCTGGAATTATTGAAAGATTACTTCCAAATGCAATTAGAACATTACCAAGAAAATTAAAAGTTGGTATTACAACTACAACTCATGCAAGCACGATTGCAAAATTGGGATTGGGAGTTCAGGTAAGTGATTCAACATCTGCGACTGCGGTTCAAGGATTTATTGAACAAGTCGGTGGTCCAATTAATACGTTTGCCATAACAAATGGAGGAACAGGATTTAAACCAAGTCAAAGTAATGTAACTAATGTTCCATTATTTGCTATTACTGGAAGAGGCACAGGTGCGACTGCAACAGTCTCTACTAATAGTTCAGGACAAGTATCATCAATTAGTTTAACAAGTAATACAGGTGGTTCTGGATATGTTGTGGGTGATGTTCTAGGAATTACTACATCACATGGCATAGGTGATAAGAAAGGTACTGGTGCTACGATCACAGTCACTGCACTGAATGGAAGAAGCACTTTATACTTGAATAATGTTCAGGGTGAATCGTTCACTTCAGGTCAACCATTAGTTGTTTATGAAGGATCAACTGCTACATCATATGGTAGTACTACAATTACATCATCAGGTACATTTGATGATAGATTTGCTGGTAATGTAATTGAAGTTCAACATTATAATCATGGTATGCAAGCTGATACTAATTTAGTAACTCTTGCAAATATAGAACCTGATACGGAACCAGTTCTTCTTACAGATTTCTTAGATGTTGATGATCAAGTCATATCTGTTGCAAATACAACAGCATACGCAACATTTAACGGAATATCTACCTCACAAGGATTTGTTAAAATTAATAATGAAATTATCTTTTACAATAGTATTGGTGTAAATCAATTAGGAATTGGCACAAGAGGTGTTGAAGGATCTCTAGTTAGAACACATGATGTAAATTCTATTTCTCGCAAGTATGAATTGAATGGGTTTGATTTATCAAGAATTAATAATACTCATAACATGCCAAATACCACTGCTTTGAGTGATGTTAGGGGAATTGACTCTTATTTCCTTGAAATTAATAGAGGTGGTCTAGTAAGTGGTGATAGTCAAGTTAGTTTCACAAAGGAGCAAAATCTTGGTGGTGAAGATATTTTTGCATCTAAAAATTATCAATTCAATGTGGTCATACCTCAGTTTATTGCTGGAACACCAACTGAAAGCACAACAATCGAAGCACAAATTAGAACAGTCTCAGGAACAAGTGCTGGTGGTGCAGAGGTTCCATTTATTGATCAAGGGTATGAACCTATAACTCTAAATGAACCAAATATATTGAATACACCTCGATTAGTATGTTCACGAATTAATGAAAATACAAGATTAACTGGATTGCCATTAAATCGTTCATTTACATTAGGGGTAAGGATGGAAACAACAGATCCTAATCTCTCTCCTGTATTGGATTCATCAAATTGTGCTATTGTTTATCAAAGGGCAAGACTTAACAAACCCATTAATGATTATGCAAAAGATGGAAGGTCTAATGCAACATCTGGTGATCCTCACTCTGCGGTTTACATAAGCAATCGAGTAGATCTTAAAAATCCTGCTACATCACTTAAAGTATTAGTAGCTGCTTATCGTGATTCATCTGCCGATTTCAGAGTTCTTTATCAATTATTCAGAGAAGATGGTAGTGAAACTGAATTAGCATATGAACTATTTCCTGGTTTTGATAATCTTCGTGATACAGATGGAGATAATTTTGGTGATCAAGTTATAGATCCCTCTAAAAATAATGGTAGACCAGATGCTTTTGTTTCACCAAGTAATGCAGATGAATTCAAAGAATATCAATTCAGTGTTGATGATTTAGATGAATTTACTGGATTCAGAGTCAAAATAGTTGCGAGTGGAACAAATGAAGCACTTGCACCTAGATTTAAAGATTTCAGAGCATTAGCAT